CTCCAGCCGTCGACCCTCATCGTCGCGCCGGATACGGTCCTGCTGAAAACCAGTCATATTGGGTGTGGTGACAAATGCCAGCCAGCGGCTGGCCAGCCGCGCACACTCCAGTTCCGATTCCACCAGATCGCTCAGGTCCTCGGCGATGAGGATGCCGGGTGTGAAATCGGATATCCCGCGCAACTGCCCCGGGCGCCGCGCGTGATATCCGTGAATCACATCGGCAGCGTCCACCCGCACCAGCCGGCGGCGCAGGGTGTTGTCCATAAACCAGTACGCCACACGGCGACCCGTGCTCTCCTCGTACTCTATACCTTCATGCACCGCGTTGCCGCGCGGGGGGTTAACGCCGACGGAACACAGCCGGTCAGGCTCCACAGGCTGCAGCCGATACGGGATGCCCGGCCCGCCCGAATCTGCACGGCGACGGACAAACAGGTATTCGCCGCACTCGGACAACTGCCTGTCAGCCATCTGCTGCAGTTCGGCAAAATGCATCGTCCCGCAGACACTCGCCCTGTCGCACCACTCCTCCCAGCATGCCTCTATCTGCCGGCGGGCAGACGTATCCATGGCGCCGGAACCGTCCTGCGCCTGGCTCATCAGGCGCATCCCGTCTCCGCCCACGGTGAAATCCACAAGGTTTTGCACTGCCTTGGCGAAATAGGGAAAATTTCTGGTCAGGTCCCGCACCTGTGAGCGGATGGCACCGGCTGCCGCCCTGACCGTTTCATTTACATCCTCGCCGCCGATAACGCGCCACCCTCCGCCTGCCCCACGCCGGCGCGCAGCTTTGTATCCGGCTGCGCTGCGTATGGCCTCTCGGGCCAGCATCCGGCGGCCGGCAGCCTGAGGACTGAACACCCCTATCAGGGCATCCAGCCCCGCACCTATGCGCGCAAGCGCACTCACGACAACCTCCGGCCGGCCACGGCGGACGTCCGGCCGCGCGGGGGACCAGCCACCTCATCAGCGGCGCGCCGTTCGCAATACTCCAGCACGTCGCGTACCTCCGCCCAGCTACGGAAACGCCGCTGATACCCCTCTCCGGGCAGGCTGATCTCCAACGCGGTCCAGTCATTCCGGGCGATGGCTGTCCGGATGCTGTCGGCGATCTCACTCCATGTTGTGGACGGCATAAAAAAAGGGCCTCCTGTTTCGGAGACCCTACCCCCCGTTTTCGGGGGTTGACGGTATTTGACGATTTTTGACGCTCAGAGAACGGTATTTGACGATTAACTACCTATTTTTGATGTTGACAGCCTTTTGAATCTCATGGCGCCTCCAGTCGTCGATGAGCATTCTGTCGCTCTCCCAGACACCCCCTATCTGCTGTGCCGGAAAACCCGCCTCGCGGATCAGTTTTTTCACCGTATTGGCTGATTTGCCCACGTACGCACAAATTTCCTTCAGCCCCTGCAGGCCGGTGCCTGTGTATTCCGCTACCATCGCGCCCTCCGTTGCCGTACTGGCCTGCTGCGTTTTTCTGCCGGCGGCTCAGTGGCCGGAGGCACCTCATCAGGACGCAGCCAGTGCCGGACACCCAGCATATCCGCCAGTGCCAGCTGGTAGTAACTCACGTCCCAGGCATGGTTATCCCGCCCCTTCGGGCACTGCCAGTGCCCGTCCGGGTCCTTGTATTCCGCGCACAGCTGAACGGCCCAGCCGTCGGGCATATCCGCGGACATATGCCACGCCCCGGGATCCCCGGCATCCACATGCAGCTTGCGCGAGAGCATGCTTTTGTAATGGTCCGATTTTATGCGGAGCAGCCGCAGGCTGCCGGGAATAACCCGCTGTGAGCCGGGGTAAAACTCGATAGGTTTCGACCACTCCCACGGGGCCAGCATCCGGCGCGAATCAACCCCCTGCATGGGCACGGCGCGCTCCCGGTTTTTTACGCACCATTCATACACCTCATCCGTACGATGCCCCATGGCGTCTATACCCGCAGCCTCAACCACATAGCGGTTCCCCTGCGCGTCGCTGTAATCATCGTCCCAGAAAATTCTCTCCAGCGCGTCCAGAGTCTCCACAAATCCGGTGCGGACCTGCCAGCTCTCCCGGTCCTGCCCCCAGCCCCATGCGCGTATCTCATACCAGAACCCGTCGTCCTGAGTGTCTGCTGTACCCAGCAGCGTGGCAACCACCCCGCCGCCGGGTACCCTGCCGGCCGGCCGCTCATCACGCAGCGCCAGCACCGTCTGCATATCCCGCTGCTGAATATCCTCGACCCACGGCTCGGCGAGGTAGCCGTTCATAAAATCACGCAACGGTTCCAAGTCGCCAACCTTGCGGCGCTCATTGGCCTTCACAAACGCGGCCGCAACCTCTGACAACGGGACAAAACCGGAAACAAGCGCCGAGTATTGAAAACCGACGGTGCGGGGCCGGTAGAGATTGCAAAATGCTGTCAGCTCCCGCCCGCTCTCCTGTTCGCGCCACTCACCCAGCAGCACCGCCCTGTCACGCAGGTGGTCATCCCAGCGCCCGCCGCAATGCTCGCATTCATACCAGGCCAGATCCTGCGACTGGATTTTCACATGGTCGCGCTCACCGTCCGGCCAGCACAGCGCTGGACGGCCATCCGGACGGGTAAAACAAATGTGCTGCATCATCCCGCACAACGGACAGCGGCCGTAGTAAACAAAACGCGCCTCGGCATCTGCATATGCCTGCCAGATAGGGCCGGTCGGTACGCTGGGGGACGATTCGAGCAGAACCTTACTCGTGTATTTGAATGTCCGCACGCGTTTGCGGGCCAGACTCAACGCGCCGGCCTCGGTTTTGTGGGCGGACGGCCATTTATCAACCTCGGACCCGTACAGCCTTTTGATCGCCTTATTGGCCAGACGCGAGATGGACGTCGCCCAGGCGGGATACAGCACCGCCGTCTGCAGCGTCACCAGCCGCGTGCTCATGTCGTCCTCGCGGCCGGTCATCAGCCGGCGCAGCCGCCTGCTGGCGCGGATCATCGGTTGCACCCGCTTTTCCATCATCTCGCGCGAGGTGGTCTCGCTGTCCATCACCAGCATCATAGGTCCCGGATCCTGATCCATGTCACTGGCCATACACACCAGCAGCAGCGCTGTTTTGCCGGTCTGCGGCGGTGCCACCAGGTACACCTCGCGCACATAGGGCAATCCGTACACAGACATCACCCCCACCAGATAGGGGGTGGTCTCGTTACGCCACAAACCCGGGCGGGCGGAATCCTCGCCCACGATGAAATGCCGCGCCGCCCATTCGGCCGGTGAAATTTTGCGGGGCCTGCGGAATGCCCGCCGCACACGGGCAGGCATACTGAACGACAACCGGCGCCCGCCCCATCCGTCCACATAAAACGCCCGCACATAACGGCGGACAGGCCGTTCGACGGCTATCAGCTGCCCGTTCATCAGCGCACACCCTCCCCTGCACAATCACATACTCCCCCGCCCCCCTCCGGATCCCCCGCGCAGGCCGCGCGACCGGTCAACGATCCGGGGCACGATTCCGACTCATCCTCGGCAAACTCCACCTCATACTCGGCGCCCGCCGCCAGCAGATTCTGCACCTCATGAACCCCGTCCAGCAGCATCTGCTGGACCTCGGGCAATTTTTCCCGCGCTCCGCCGCACATATGCAGCAACTCAGGCGCCAGACGGTAGACCATCCCCTCCAGCTCCGCCCCCACTACAACGGCAAACGATGCCATCTCTGCCTCCATGCGGCTACGCTCCACCAGCTCACCGCGCGATTTTTTCAGCTCATCCTCCGCTTTTTCGGCTTTGGCCCAGGCCAGCCTCGCCTCCGCTTGCTCCTTCTGCAGGCTCCACGCGCTCTCTGCGGCTCCCCCGCCCCCCTCCTGTATAACCCGCCGGGCAAACGAGGTGAGGGACCAGACCCGCACAGCAGACAATGTAACAATATCGTCAATATGATAACGGCCATCGCGGCGCGGTCCCACGCCCCTGTCCGCATGCTGTTCGCCGACCCAGTTAAAAAACGTCCGGCGCCCAATATCGAACAGCAGTTTGCCGCACTCCTCCCAGGCCTGGTTGACGTTCTCAAACTCGCGCCTGCCGCTCCACTCAACGAGCTGGCGTGTCGTCATGGTCATCGTAACACCTCGCAAAAATTCAGTAACACGCTGCGCGCGCTGCACAGCCGTGTGCATGTGCAAATCATTTCCAGAACACCCGCGCAAACAAAACACGCCCTGCTTGACCCCTGCGGAATGAGGGGTCTGGGGAGGACCCGCGAAGCCGCGCGGGCCGCGGGCTGCCGTCCGTCCGCGCTCATGGCTGGCCACTGCCGACATTGCCGAACCCGACCACCACCGCCCCGAGCTCTGCCAATGCAGCCGCCGCGGTATCTGCACGGCGCCTTGCACATTCGCTCGGTTCCTCGGGCTGCCGGGTATATCTGTCGTAAACCAGCCGGTGCATCCGGTCGTTGTACCGGACCAGCGGCAACGCCGCCCACCGGCTGGCCAGCAGCGATTTGCCCACCGGCGAATCCATCAGCAGCCGCACAAATTCGGCATATCCCTCCGGATCCGACCGGCGAAAGCACTCCTGCGCGGTGAACCCGTACCCGCCGTTGGTGCGGTAGAGCCGGACGCCCTTGCGCCCGACCAGCTCGGCCAGCTGCTGCACCTGCAGCGCCATGGCGTTGGCATTCTGATCCTGCCGGAATGGCCGCAACAGCTCCGGCGCACCTTCATCCGCCCGATCCGTTTCACGGCGGGGCTGTGCCGGTGTATTGTCCCGCCCTCGCGGATCCGGCGTCCGGTACGCGTCGGGGCCGTATTTTTTCTGCAGGATATCGAATGCGTTCACGGCTATGTCTCCGGTGGCGGTCACCCCGTGGTCAGCGGCAGGTCAGCATGAGGTCACGGCTAACCTGTTGATTTTCCGGCATGGTCAGAATGGTCATGTTTTTTGAAAAAACAAATGCGTACGCATACACACACGCACATACGCGCGCATATGTGTGCGATAGCTCCGCCGGATGTGTGACCATTGTGACCATTCCAATATTTCAACCTCTTACGACTGACCATTTGCTGACCATTTATTGACCGGATTCTGGCCACAGACACATTCTGTCCGGCTGTTCCGGTCTGTTTTCACTGGTGCCGCCTCTGTTTTTTCCGCATGGCCACGAACCAGCCGCCTGCCCGTGAGAGGGGGCAGGGGGGCGCGTGAGGGCCACAACGGCAGGGGCGGCGTCCCCGGCCTTATAAACCGTCCTGCGGCGTGTTTTTCAGCCGCATTCCGTTGAACACAAACGGGCGCGGCGAATCCGGCGTGACGGCCGGTCCGGTCCGTACCCGTTGTTTTTTGATCTGGTAATCGCGCACTTTGGCGAACGCCTGCGGGAAATCCTGCTCAAACCGCCCCTTGCTCATGGAGCGGTACCCGTTCCGGCTCGCATAGGTTTTGAATGCTGCATAGAGGTCGGCAGTTTTAACCTGGGCGTCCTCCACCACCTCGCATTCATCCTCCGCAAACGCGGTGAGCGGCGAATTGTACCGGCGCATCCTGCGCAGAAACTCCTGCGTTTCCTCACATTCGGTAAAACCGCCCTGCGCACGCAGCCGCTGCAGGCCCATGAACGCCCACTCGAAAATGGCATCCAGCTCGCTCAACAACTTGCTCTGCAGGTCCACGTCCTTGTCCGGATCCCCGTCACGGAACTGCCGTTTAAACGTGATGGGCAGCAGCCTGCGGAACAACCCGTCCGAGTTGTCGAGGATGCGCGGCAGCTCGTTGCAGGCGTAGACCAGTTTTACATACGGGGCAAAACTGAACACGTTCTGGTGTTTGTATGCGGCCTGAATGGGATCGCCGGAAACGATGGCCTTGAACATGGCGGATTTTACGGCCTCGGCGTCAATTTCGGTGGCAAGGTTCAGCAGCTTGCCGTGGATGCCCACCCGCTGGAACTGGTCATCCAGTCCGGCCAGCGGCACGCTGGAGCAGTTTTTTTCTCCCAGCATGGCCATCCACACGTTGCACAGCTTCGATTTGCCGTCGCCGCCGGGGCCGAACAGCAGCAGCGCCTTTTCGTAACGCACATCACGCGTCAGGCTGTAGCCCATAAACTCCTGCAGCTGGGCTATGGCCCCGTCCGTCTGGATGGTTTCGCGCAGAAACCGGAGCCACCGCACCGGTTCCTGATCCGACCCCATGGTAACGGGCAGCATGTGCGACGCCAGAAAATCAGGCGCATGCGGCTCCACGTCTCCGGTGGCCAGATTCAGCATGCCGTTGCGGATGCAGACCCATTCCGTGCAGTCGTCCATGGCCCGCCCGTGCTCGATAACGGAGAGCGACCGCGCCAGTTTGCACGATGCCGCCACGCGCGAGGCCTGAGCCTCCTCACCCAGCAGCAGCGTTGCCTGCCGGTGCATCAGCTCCTCCTCCCAATGGTCAAAATGCTGGCCGTTCCATTTATAAAACGTGCCCGTGGCGCTCTCATAGACCAGCGGGCCGCACACATCGAGCAGCGTATCCGCCAGCCGCCGTTCCTTGAACGACAGCCGACCGTTGACGCCCATGGTGAAAAAACGTGCGGCGTCGCCCATTTCGCGCATGGCATCCTGCCCGGCGGCGTCCTGCTGCTCCGGTTCCGGCTCAGGCTCATACGTCGGCGCGTCGGCTATCAGCTCGCGCAATTCTTCCGCGCTGCGCCCGTGGCGTACAAACCAGTCGGTCAGGTCCTGCCCGTGTTTCCGGGGCCACTGGCCGTCAGCGCCCCGCCCCATCCAGTCCGGCCACTGCAGCACGCGCACCATGGCGGCAACGCCGTGCAGGTGCTTTGCGGCAATTTCGGCATAGCGCATGCCCGGCTCGTCGCAGTCCGGCACTATGACAACGTGCCGGCCCTCAAAATGCCGGGTAAAATGCTCGGGCCACGCGCAGGGCTTGCCGGTCTGTCCCACGGCGTTGAAACCGCGGGAAATCCCGCACAGGGCGTCCGGCTCGCCCTCCACCAACAGCAGAGGAGATCCGGACGCCCACAGTCCGGGGGAGGGGAACAATTCGGGGTGACCGCTGCCGGTCCCCCATGAGAAAATTTTTACGTCCCGCTCGCGGCGGTCAAACGGTTTATACAGGCGTATCTGGCGCAACGCCCCGCGCTCGTCACGCACGGGCAGACACACCCGCTCATAACTGCGCAGCGGCACCACTCTGCCGTTTTTTTTGTCGAAACGCTTAACCTGCAGCCGCACTCCCAGCCGCTCCAGCTCCGCGCCGCTCCAGCCGCGCTCCTGCTCCAGCCGCCGGACAAACTGCGGCGGCAACGGTGCGGTTATGTCGTTCCACACTGTTTCGGGTATTATTTGGTTTTCCGGCGGCACATACGGCGTCCGGACGCGTTGCTCCTGCGCGCGCTCCCTGCGCAGCTCTCCGCCCCGCTTGCGGGCATCAACCCATCTGGGGTCGTACCGTCTGCGAAACTCCGCAAACCCCGCGCTGTCATCCAGCCCGTTAATCAGGCTGAACAATTTTATCAGATCGCCCGACAGATGCTCGGCCTGACAGGTCCAGACGTCCTCGGCCACGTTGTACCCGAACGACGGCATGGAATCCTGATGCAGCGGGCACAACCCGTGCAGCCAGTCGCCACGCTGTTCACGCACCTCAAACAGATCGCGCGCCACGGCCTCGCGCTGGTCCCGTGACAGATGTTTCCCCGCCCAGCCCATGCTATTCTCCCCGTTTTTCAGCGTCGGCTGCCGCCAACTCATCAACACGCGCGGCCAGCATCATCAGGGCCGCACAGGCCTCGCGCACCTCTTTACGCAATCTGCACGACTCCTGCCGGGTCACCCTGCCGTCTGCCAGCGCGTTGGAAAATTCCAGCACCACGTCGGCCACTTCTTTGCTCATGCGCGCCAGATCGTTCTGCAGGTGACTGGCCTGCAGCCTGTCCGCGGGCATGGGCACCAGCAGATACCCGCGACGCGATGCCAGCCATGCCAGCGGTGCGTCACTGGCGCACACCTCCATGGCTGCCAGCACATGGTCGGCATTAAAAAACGTTGTGTCGTCGTGGGGGTTCAGCTGGCGCATCAGCGTGGAATAGGCTTTGCCCAGCCTACCGGCCAGTTCGCGCGCCTGCCCCTTGTCCAGCAGCATCTGATGTACGGCTGCCGTCAGCGTCTCATGCATGATAATAGGCTCCACCGGTTAATTATGTTCCCGTCTGTAATTTTGTGCTGTGGTGCATTTACACGCCTCACTCAAAACGGCTTCGGGCACACCCAACCGGCGCAGTTCACGTACAAACACGCGAAATCGAATTTTAGCGGCGATACCGGCTACAAACTTCTTTGCGCGGGGCGTTACATTGGCATTGCGTAGTCCACGCCACCCATGCCCGCTATAATGCAGCGCTGTAGCTGCACGCAGATGGCTGCCGTAATACTCCCGAATAATCTGGAGGTTTGCATAAAAACCTGTGTGCTTACTCATAGCGGCACATTAGTCGGATTCCGACTAAAAATGCAAGCAAAAACATGACTAGAGAAACTAGTCACTTTTTGTTGCATACTTTGCAGCAAAGGAAACACAGAGATGAGTAGCGGAATTGAATTTGAGCGTCAGATAATTGGCTTTACAATTAGGGAAATAAAGCAGCAAAAGATGTCGCACAGCGCTTTTGCCCGCCTGCTCTGGCCAGAAGATGCGAAAGAAAGCGACTATGCCGTATTAAGCAGGTGGCGTAGAATGAGAAATGGCTATACTGACGGTATTCCCCAGAGGATTACCGTCGAAACTGCCTATAATATTGCCAAAGCGCTGGGGTACGACTTCCCCGCATTCATCTGGAAGGTCGCCATGCACGGCGAAAACGCACAAAAAAAGCCCTGAGTCACAGGGCTTTTTTTCTTTCAGTATAATCAAAATGTTATATATCTTCTTTCAGAAAACATCCTGTTTCTTGATAATAACGCGCCCTCATCAACACCCGTTCAAATGACAGTCCCACTACACTAGCAATCCTATCCACGTCATCTACACTGACCCGGCGATTGCCAGAGTACATCCTCTGCCACGTGCGTTCGCGGGAGTCTTCGGACAGCCATGTAAACGCCGCCATAGCATACGCGCGCTGGCTTTTATACTTACGGCGCGCTTCTTCCTTGAGAACAGCTACCAACGATTCTTCCAGAGTATACACCTTCTTCTGAACGCCATTCATTCATCCCCACCCTGTTCTTTTATTGCTTCAAAGCAATTGCCCAAATCATCAATACTGGCTGCACAACTCGCGACTCTTTCCGCCAACAGCCCCAGCACATAAGCCATACCGCCACTGTCTGCCGAAAAAAGCTCAAGAGCACATGCCACATGGTACAACTCTTCTACAGGATCAGATACCTTTTTAATCCCCATAGTATACCTCTTCATTGAATATTATAGCTTCACCCCCTTTTGCAAACAACGCGCCATTAAATATTTTTTATTCTTTTATTACGGATAGTTACACCTTAAATCCCTGTTGAATACAGGGGCAAACATGACCATGCAAGTTTGCCTAGTCACTTTATGATTGTTTATTCGTTGACAGATAGCCATTTTCCGCCTAGCAATAAAACACAGACAGCGTTCACTGAGCACGGAAAGCCGCAAGCGTAACGGAGTACGGCCCGCGGGGCCGCCGGAGCAGCGGGAAGGCGATCGACGGCAGGTGAAAACACGGAGGCAAAAATGCGCACCATAACGTGCTGGCTGAACGGAGTCGCGGCCACGGCGTTTATAGCCGCCCTCATCAGCCTGGGCCACTACCTGACATCGTAGGAGGACACCATGACCATAGAATGCCCGCAACACGGCCGCATAGAGGCCAGAGAATGCCTGCTGCGCCACATAGACGCGCGGGCCGGCGGCAGCAACACGCAGTGCGCCGCATGTCCCGCCGGTCCCGAGGTGCGCAGACAGAGCATAGAAAAACCCGACACCGTGCAGCCGGTGCAGCAGACCACCACACGGCACGCACCAGACGACAGGGCCGCATGGCGGGCCGCCTATCAGCGTATCTGCGACGTCACCGGCAGGGCCACCCAGGTGGAACTGGCCGAGGAACTGGGCATCCGTCAGTCCAGCATATCGGATGCCAAACGACGGGCCTCTCTCCCCGCCAGCTGGCTGCTCACCATACTGCAGCGCTATCAGGTCAATCCGCACTGGATCCTCACCGGCTCCGGCTGCAAATACATGCTGCCGTCCGACTCCACGACCAAAATCCAGCTGGACTCGCATATAGGCGTTCTGCGTGACGAACTGCGGGCCGAACTGGTTGCAACCCGCGTCCTCTCGCTGGAACAGGCCACGGCCGCGCTCATGGCCCACTACCCGGCAGGCACCACGCTGGACATAAAATTTCACCAGATGCTCAACGTGCCCGACCGGCCGCACGACTCCGGCATGACCACCATGGGGGCGGCATAATGCTGGCCGCCCTGCTCATCTGGCTGGCCCTCGTGGGCCTGTTATGGGCACTGTTTTACGGCGGCACCAACACAACCAGACATAAAAAAAATCTCCCGTAAGCGGCGATTTCCGGACGACAGCCATGCGTACGCAGCACCTGACCACTGCAGAGATAGCCGAGGCGCTGGAAAACGAGTTTGTCCCCGCAAAAACAATCACGGCGGGCAAAAAATACTACTACAGCGCCAAGGTGGGCGGCGCCTGCCGCCCGATCCTCGTAACCGTTGTCGGACAGCCGTACATCAAAACGTTCAGCGACGGACGCAAAAAACAATACGTCACCGTCCACAGCATGGAGCGCCGCATCGAGGACGTACAGACAGGAAAATTGCTCCAAATCAGGAAAAAATGCTCCTGACACCCCTCCCACCAGCCGCGAACTCTCCCCCTTCGGTTCGCGGCTGGCCACGGGGCAGCGCAATGGATGCCGCTGTCCCGCTCAGGGGTATAGCGACCGGCTCCGTGTCGAATGCGGCGATAACCCGCACAGCATAACGGGCCACCTGATGCGCGCAGGTGCCCTCACTCCCCGCAGGTGCCGGGGCCAGAAGCGCGCAGCGCACCGCAAACGCTGAACGGGCGGGATGCATGGGCATCCCGCCCCGAAGCGAAGCAAAAGGAAGGCACGCAATGAAAAAACACATTGTCATTCTGGCCGCCGCCGTTCTGGCCATAGCCCTGTGCGGCTGCAAAGAGGCGGACAAGCGGGGCACCACCACAAGCGGCGACTACACGTTTTCCCGCATATGCATCGACGGCGTGGAATACCTGCAGCGCACAGGCCATCAACACGGCTACATGGCCCCGCATTTCAAACCGGACGGCACCCTGTACCTGTGCGCAGACCCCGCAAAGGCAGGGCCGGAGCGATGAGTCCGCAGCCTGCTGGAGGCCGTATGACACAACTGACCGAGCTGCAGGCCGTACTGGAGGCCCTGCTGGATGACAACGCCGGTCTGCAACGCGAAAACAGACGGCTGCGCGCAGAGCTGGCAGCAGCCGGACAGAGTATGGACCGGTTAAAGCGCGAGGCAAAAGAACGCGCTGCCTACGCGGACGAGCTGAAAGCGGAAATCCAGCGCCTGCGCATGAGAGGGCGGCTCAAAGCGGAAACCCAACGCCTGCGCATGGGACGGCTGCGCGCAGAGCTGGCAGCAGCCGGACAGAGCATGGACCGGTTAAACGAGGAACAGAGGCCTGAACCACACGATGCAAAGCGAGGCAACAAATGTCCCTGAATAAAGTGCTGCTCATAGGGCGCCTCGGCGCGGATCCGGAACTGAAACACGCGCAATCCGGCACACCCGTCGCCCGCATGCGCATAGCCACCAGCGAACACTACACCGACCGGCAGGGCAACAGACAGGAACTCACGGAATGGCACACCGTGGTTGTGTTCCAGCGGCAGGCAGAAAACTGCGCTGCCTATCTGGCCAAGGGCAGCATGGTCTATGTGGAAGGCAGCCTGCAGACCAGACAATGGCAGGACGCACAGGGCCAGACCCGCTACACGACAGAAATACGGGGCCAGCGGGTGCAGTTTCTCAGCACACGCCGCCAGCAGGACGGTCAGCAGCAGAGCCAGCCCGCACGCAACGGACAGCAACGCATACCGGAAAGCCAGCTGCCGGACGACTCCGGCCCCGCTTTTCCGTCCGAGGCCAGCGGCATGGACGACGTGCCCTTTTGACGCAATCAGCAATAATCATAAGATATTATATAGACAGGAGACAAAACGATGGAGTGCAATGACAAGCTGCTCAAACTGCCCGATGTACTGGCCCGCGTCCCCGTCAGCGATGCCACATGGCGCAAGTGGGTACGGCAGGGCAACGCCCCTGCAAAAATCAAATTAGGACGCAGCGTGTTCTGGCTCGAAAGAGACGTGCAGGCATTTATCAACGGCACATGGCAACCCGACCCTGCCGGTAATCAGCAATAATCCGGACAGCAACCATGACACAGCACGAACGGACAGAACACCTGCTGGCCTGCCTGGCAGAAGAAAGCGGCGAAGTGACGCAACTTGTCGGCAAATGTCTGCGGTTCGGCATCAGCGACCATCATCCGAAAACAGGCAACATACCCAACATTGAACTGCTGCAACGCGAATATAACGACCTGCTGGCAGTGGCCGAAACGCTGGGCCTGTATCGTGACCCCGCGCTGATAGCCGCCAAACAGGAACGCATCAGGCGGTACATGGACTACGCCGCAAAAAACAAACGCCCGGCCCCACTGCCGGAGCCGGGCTGAAAAAACACAACATGCCGCCACGAAAAAAGGCATCCGTTCGATTACGGATGCCTTTTTCATTCCGGCTACATATTGCCTGCCAGCGGCACAGCCTCGGCTGCATGTTTTGCCATTGCCAAAGACTCGCGGAACTCCCTTGCCTCCGCCTTCATTGTCCAGTGGGCTTCTATGGACATAGCATCCAGCGTTGTCCGAATGGCATGCACCCCTGTCTGGAAAAACTCTTTCCTCGGGTTAACCTTATTCATCTGGCTATCCTGAAAAACTCGGTGCAGCTCAAGCTCAAGGGCCGGAGCATCCTCACTGTAAATCATGGCGTGCACATCAAACGGGAACGGCACACTGGCGTCACCCAGTTCACGAATACGGTCCAGCGGCTCAAGGCGGCGGGTCAACCCGATCTTTACCACATCCTCGCCAAAGGAACCGACGTTGGAAATCACATACACATGCCCGCGCTTGGTCTGCTGCGCCATCGAAATCGCCCGCTGGTTTCTGGCCTCTGCCTCTTCCAGCTTCTGCTGCAGCTCCTGCAACTGCTGCTCAAGCCGCTGCCGCTGCTCTTCGGTTGCGCCACCCAGCTCTTCGCGGGCCTTCGCCATTGCATCCTGCAACAGCTTTTCTTCCTTTGCGGCCTGCTTCATCGCTTTTTCAAAATCACGGCGGGCCTTCTCTTCTTCGCGTATCAGCTCTTTAATCCGGCGCTGTTCTTCCTGCTCTTCTTTTTTCAGTTCCAGAGCAGCAACAGCCCACTTCAATTCTTCAAGTCTTGCTTTCAGATAATCAGGCTCAATACGCGCATCTCTGAAAGCCTTACCAGTCTGATTTACCAAGCTGTAAGCGTCTTCAATTTCCTGCTTCAGCTTGCCGTAGTCACCGTCTCCATGTACGCGAAAACCGATAACGCGACACTCTAACCACACGGAGTCTAAAGCATGTTCGGCATTGATACTCAGTACATACTTATTCCGCTTGCAGCTGCAACTAAATCTCTTTCTCGTACATTCCAGGAATTTCATTCAGATTAACCGTTAATCTCATTCAACGGATGCCTGGAGAGGAGTCCCCACTTCCCATCATCTTTTTCAGAACCCCGTGCGCCAATGGCTATCAGATGCTCTTTTGTCTGCTCTTCATCACATCCGATCACAGCAGCTAGGGTCTTAATTTGTCGCCAAGAATATATAGGATGATTAAGCATATTCTTCAGCAGCTTCTCTCTTTCGGCAGCAAGCTTCCGACTTCCTCTGGTACGAAACCATTCCAAGGCAAAGTTACCCAACATCGTAAAAATAGCCCCAGCGACAACTCCACCCATCCCGATTAAAGCTACCTCTACTTGAATATCACTCATCATACTTCACTATGGCCGTCGCCTGACAAGATGTAATCCCCGAAAAACCATTACGCCCCATTGATATTCTTATTCGTTGCTCGTTAATTGGTTCAATTTTACGCCCCCGTTTATCTGCTTCTTCCCAAGCAATCGCAGTAAGCTGGCTCTTACATGCTGTTGCAACAGCATCGCTTTCAGGAATAAACTGGTATCGTGAATAGTACACAGTTATGCTAAAGCCATCCTCCCGCTCCTCAATTCCATATTCCGTATCTTTGTCATAGGTAGATAAAGGGATATTGGTATGACTCACAGGGGTTGCACAGGCGGCAAGTGAAAATAATACCATCAAAACAACCAGTAGCCTCGAAAAAGCATACATAGAAACCTCTTATGGAAACAGAATCATGCAGACTATATAAAAACAGCCCCGACCTTTACGCTGAAACTTATTCCCTTGTCAGCCTTGGGTCAACATGGTAGGTCAACATGGAAGTTTAAGGAAACGCCAAAAAGAAAATATTTAAATAAAATCAACATATTGCCGTACCGCCGAAAAGTCAGGACTTCCGAGTCTTCTCTTCGGCACCATTAAACTTCCTTGTTGATCATATTGAGTTGACTGCCTTTGCAATTTTTACTATAATTATTTAAAATAACTTGTTATTTTTTTCACCGCTATGTGTAAAAAAATGTGTGATTCCCCTTCCAAAATTGCCGTAGGGTTCTGATTATCACCATAAAGTCCCAAAAAGTAACCCCCTGCCATGTTTGAAAAACAAGGCAGGGGGCGGCTTTTTAGAAATGTGGTGGGTACTTTTATTAAGGACTTGGACCAGATTCGCTGGAAACAAGACCTTGAAGACGACAAGGAAAAGCTTGAGCGGTTGCTCGCCGTTTCCCGTGCTGTAACGTCCAATCGAGACGCCCCCCCATTGCGCAGAGCTGGCAAAATGGGAGGCGAACACATGCCCCCACTGCCAAAAAGACATTCCAGCGCCACAATAAAGCCAATAATAAAAAAAGCCCCCTGATGCGGGGGCCTTTTCTTTTCATAACCTAGTGCCGGATCTTCACGCACCTGCGTGGCTATCACATGTACTTTCAGAGCATCGCAAGGCACACTCCACCATATACGCGGAACGGGTCTTGCCGCTGGCCTTTGCTGCACGGTCAATTTTGTTACGTACATACACCGGCATTGTAATGTTTACCGGCACTGCCTTCCTGTCCAGAAAGGACATATCCACAGGCACCAGAATCACCGCGCCGCCTTTCGCATCTTCCGAACTTACCACTTCTGCCAAGGATGTCGGCGTGGGCGGCTCCATCTCTTCGCCGTCCATATAGCATTCTATGGCTTCCTGAACGTTCGCAATCAGTTCTTCCAACGTGGCAGCCGCAGTAAAGCAACCAGGAAAGTCCGGTACTGTGCCGCCGTAATCAGACGTTGCATCTTTGTGCACAATTACTGGATAGATCATATATACATACCCCTTCAGGGGGGCCTTTCGGCCTCCCCTATCTGAGTGTCAGTTTCGATTGTCTTCTTATGCTTCCCAGGGTTCCTTTCGGTATGTCCTTCACGGGGTGGGTTACTACTGTTATTCGTCCGTCGGGGTGTTTGAATTTCCAGTGGTCCCCCTTTGTGCTGACATGCTTAAACCCTGCCTCGACCAGCTTTTTGATTACCTCCGTGCTGCTCATGGGTAAATAATACGCATTATGCGCATAGCGGTCAAGCAAGAAATGCGCATTATGCGCATAAAAATAAAAAAGCTCCCGATGTAGGGAGCTTGGATTATCAATTCAGAAAAATAGAAAATTCTTATCTTGCACTTAGAAGCTCTTCAACCTGTTCCCCAGACAAATCAAATCTTGCGTCACCATAACTTTCCCATATGGCTAGCATCGCCCTGTATTTCCCCAACATTGGACAATGGCTATTCAATTCGCCGTCGTCATTACCATCAAGCAGTTCTCTAAATCTGTGTTCCCTTTTTATTAAATAGGAACAATACGCCAGTTGCTTTGATTCGTTATTTCCATCAAAGCCAAGGAATCGATACTTTGCAGCACCCACTGCATTTAACTGTTTAGCGTCTTGATACCACTTTATAATGGCACGATACATTTCTAAAACTGACAATACCTCTTTGCACTCCTCAATAGACATGTCGTCGCTAACCCGCTCAAATAACCAACTGTAATGCAAGGAATATCCAGCCTCTAAAGCTGTTCGCTTATTTGCATAGTCTTCTGCACACTCCGGATCTAACTTCTCAAGGATGGAGTACTGATTGATTAAAATAAGCCGTTCTTGTTTCGATAATTCCATTTGCGCCTCCACTTTGATTAGACGTTATCAGCAACCTTATACTGATTGCGCATATCATCGTTATAGCACACTGTAAAGCATTAAGAGACAAATTTTCTTTTACAAATGCTATGAGATCTATTCCACCGGAGTTGCCTTGTTTGACGTTGTCACCGTGTCCAGAACTTTGGCCATCTGCTGTTGCGACACATGAGAAAGGCCATGCCTCATTTTTGTGATGGGACCTGGCCTTTCTCAAGATAGACCTTGTATGGCTAATACAGAATGCAAATGTACGTCTGCTAACCATCAACTGTTACGCAAACTATCCAAATAGTCAGCCCACGCCTGCATCATTTCGCGGCGCTCGTCTAAATACTCTGTGCGGTGATAGGCGGCGCGGATTTTGTTTTTCTCTGTGTGGGCAAGCTGCCGCTCTATCACGTCCGCATTCCAGCCCTGTGCATTAAGCAGCGATGAAGCCATAGCCCGAAAACCATGCGC